AGGGCAAGTAAAGAATTGATTAAAATGTTAAAGCACCATGAGGGCGTTAGATATAAACCTTATCAATGCCCCGCAGGTCTTTGGACAATCGGCGTTGGTCATGTTTTATACCCCGAACAAGCCAAAATTCCATCAAGCATAGATGGCATGGCGCAACGCAAAGCATGGCAATTAAGATTACAAGATAATCGCAAATGGAGTGAACAGGAAATTGACGAATTATTGGTTAAGGATGTCGCACGATTTGAACGAGGGGTTGCCCGTTATTTACCTATACACCTTTCACAGAATGAATTTGATGCTATGGTTAGTTTTAGTTTTAACCTTGGTCTTGGGGTATTACAGCGTTCAACCATCCGTCAGGCGTTGCTACGCGGCGATAAAGTTGCGGCTATACAAAGCCTGCTTAAATATAATAAAGCAGGTGGTAAGGTCTTAAAAGGCTTGGATAACAGGCGTAAAGATGAAGCGGCGTTGTTTAACCGATAACAATATAACTAGCACAATCATCGCCACCACGCCAAAATTCATTCCACGCTTGATGATTGCTTGCAGGCATTACATAGCGTTTGCATCGTTCCCTATAAGCGCAAAGCATTGTTCCATCGGGGGCTTGCCCTGCACATTTGGCTAAATCTTTGTTGCGAAATATAGCATCGTATTTATCGGCATAAGTGTTGCTAAACTTGCTAACAATTGCATCGCCAGTTATATCGTTTTTACTCATTACATCATCCTTAATTTTGAACGCGGCACGCTGTAAAATTCACCGTTGCCAATATCTGTTAAATTAGCGTCAATTAAAAAATCATCGCGGCTAATAAATCCAACCACATCAACAAAATCCAATCCAATTTCAGTTAGAATAAAAATTTCGGCAGGTTTATTTTCCGACCATTTTACCGCATTAAGATTGCCACCTTGTTTCCTAGTAGATTTTACATCAATCGTTTTGCCAGTTCTACCTATAAGGTCAGCACCAAATTTGCGATAATCACAATTAAAATCAAAATGCACATTAAGCAATTTGGCAACGGCATATTCACTCATTACGCCATCAATGGACATATTTAAACCATTAGCACCTGATTGATTGCGGTCATTGCCTTGTTCGCTTGTTATGTTAAAGCGCATCGTTCCTATTACATGAATCAAGTTTATTTCGGTGTCGCTTAATTTAACTATCATGTTTTTGTTTGCATCCATCGCAACCGCTATCAGCAATGCCTTGTTTGGTATATTGGCAATTGCGCGTAAATATATAAGCCCATGATGTTTTGTTATCGCTATGAAACACTAAATCATGCTGACAACGGTCAGGCACTAAATCGGTGTGGCATCCATTCATAATTTTTTAGCCTTTATAATTGCTTTGTTCCTAGCATCAACACAATTTTTGCATAAAATACGGCAACCAACTTTTTTAATTGCAGGCATTTTATGACAGGACATACAAAGTTTGGTCATACACTTTGCCCAATATAAGTTGCCTTGCTACCGCCGCTAAATTCAACTTCTACCGCACATGGCGACCCTGAATTTAATTTAATTATTTCATAGGCTAAATATCCTGCAACAATAATGCCGAGAATTACCACCGCAGTAAGCAACACATCTTTATCAGCACTTCTATCACAATCACAGTTGCGCCCTTGATTGCAATTTTGATTACACGGCATCACATTCCCCTTGATTAAGTTTAGCGATTTTTAAACCTGCGTTATACCCAATGTCAAACCAAGTATTTTCCAAATCCTTTTGGTTCTTTTTTTGGAATTCCATGCCGCGTGTAAATGCGCGTTCAATAGTTTCATCAAACTGTTCTTCAGTAATATACATAAAGTTTCCTTAAAGCCCCGTAGGGCTGTTAGTTAGAACGGTATTATTAAAACGGAATATCCGATTCAATATCTTCAATAGGTTTTTCAGATACCGAACCCGATTTGCTATAAGGCTTTTGATTTTCCTTTGGCATAGGTTCTTTCATCATTAGCCAGCCATCAAAGTTAATTGGTAGGCTTTCAAGATGGATTGCTTGACCGCCCGATTTTGTGTCCATAACCACACCGCAACGAATCCAACGGGTTTTATCGTTTCCATCTTTGTCTTTATAAGTTTCGCCACGGGCGATTAGTTCATGGGTTATTGCCATTTTGTTTCCTTTAGTTGATTAAATAATTACAGCCATTTAAGTGATTTTAATTGACTGTATGTTTCCGACACTTCATTTAGAAAAGCAATCACATCCTTTTCCGCTTGTTGCAACCATTCATCATCGCGTGGAACGCGAACAATAAACAATTCCAAATCTTCACCCACATCGGGGCAATAGGACACAAAATCCACAAATTTATAAGCATCGCCTAAACAAGCCATTTGCCATTGCATTTGTGCAAAGTATTGGCTTGGGGCTGTTCCGCGCAACATTGTTTCGCAATGATTGGCTGGTGTTGGGCATTTGATTTCAATACTGCCGCCATCAACTAATCCATCGGGGCTTGCGCCTGCCATTTCAATGGTTGGATGTTGGACAAAACCAACTTCATCAACCATGACACCTTTCTTTAGTTCATAGGAAGCGCGTGCAAGCGGTTCTAACGCATTTCCGCGTTCCATGTGGGCGTTGGTATAGGTTTCTGCTTTGCGCCCCGTTAAGCGTTCGCAAACAAGTTGCATACGGTAATTGCGGCGCGTTACCGCTTCACCTGTTTTAACGGTTGCCAATACATCGGCAAGACGGCTTGCGCTAACCTTGCCTAACCTAGCGGCAAACCATTCATCTGACCCTTGGATTTCGTTCATTCTGTTTCCTTTAAATGTTCAGCAATTTCCTTATCAACAATCATGCCTAGTTCAGCATCAATGGCATCATCTAAATCTTTGCCATTTTTTGCTTCAGCCGTTCCATCGCCTTTGGCGTAATAAATAGATTCAAAGCCAACATATTTATCCCATTCATAATTTTCATCGGTTTTATAAATTTCATTGATGATTGCAGGAACAACATCGCGCAGGAAGCGGTAGCGCACAGCATCGGCAACTAGCAATTGCATTTCATCATCGGGTAATTGTTCAGTCATTTTTTATCCTTTTTTTGTATTGGTTTAGCAAGCAAGTATTTGTCGCCCATCATTTGTTTGCACTTAGCAATTTGCTTATCGCGCAATTCAATAGACTGTTGGCTTGGGGGTGGAAATTTATAAAGGCTGGCAATAATCATTGGGCATCCTTTGTTAGTTTGGCTTTCATAAGGTCTTTGGTTTTAGTAATAACAGCAAGCGATTCAGCGTCAGTTTTAAAAATTGGCACAATACGCAGATAGGCTTTTTGCAATTCATCCAAGGTGGTGCAGGCAATTAGTTCTTCAGTATAATCTTCAGCATCTATTTGCGGCAGGTCTTGACCAGCGAAAATATACAATCCAATTCCAAAGCACGCGCAACACTTGGCAAGGCATCGCATCGTAGCATCGCTAATTTTACGGGCATCGGGGTTGGCAATAGCGTTGTTACGGTTATCCATGACAGGCAGTTGCATTTTCATGGTCTTGCCAAAGGCGGTAACATTGCAAAACACCATCATGGTTTCGCCATAGTATTTTGGTTCGGGAAAATCCCATGTTGCCGTTTCATCGGCTTGTAGTAGTTCATCAATCGCATAAGTCCAAGAAAGGTAAGTTAGATTGCCCTTCTTTTCGGTTCTGTCATTGACATTCAATTTTCTTAATTTTGCATAGGTCATGTCTTATCCTTTAGTATTAAGCAGACAGCAAACAAAGCAAGAAGCCTATGGCTATCATGCTACCAACAAAGCAAACGGTTTCAACAGCAATGTGCAACCAGTTTGTTTCAGATTTTACAACTAGATTTTTGTAGTCTTTCATTACCAGTCCTTTACTTGGTCAACCATAAATTTTGCATAGCCATCAACATCGTAATTTTCATCAACAAAATAGGCAACTTCACTAATGCGTTTGTTGTAAATGTCGCGAATACGACCCAATTTATCGTCATTGGCATCGTAAAGAATAACCAACACTTGGTCGGCAATCAAATCTGTTTCATCAACATAATCTGATAGGTTGTGGCTGTTGATTAAAAATTGTTCAACAAGGTCTTTTAGATTGACGGGTGTATTTTCAGAATAATCATCGTCAAAAACAGGGCGAATATATTTCATTTTAGTTTCCTTCCAATTCAAAATTGGCAATCATGCTTTCAGCAATTTCATACCAATTAACATCGCTTATAAAAGCAAGCGCATAATCAATTGCAATACCTTTTCCAGTATCTTGAATTAAATAATCTTCAACATATTCTTTTAATATATGGGATATTTGATAAGCATCTAATGTTTCATCTTCAATAAATGAAGTGCCATCAAACATTTCTAGATTTACGCGCCAAGTGGCGTAATTTGACCAGCCGTTATATTTTTCTGTTGTCATTTTAGTTTCCTTTAGTTTCCAAGTTGGGGCTTGCGCCCCGTTAATTTTAGATGCCTAACATTTGCATTGCAAATTCGCCAGTATATATACGCACACCATAGCCATCTGCAATTTTTGTGTTGTCGTTCATGTGTAAGTCGCGCGTTCTAACTTCAACTACTGCATCGTCATAATAAGTGCCATAAGCATCATTTAACAATTCTTCTATTGTGCCAGCGTTTAAAACTATGCCTTTACCGTGGTCGCCAAGCATTACATAAGGTTTGCTTACATAAATTGGGTTAGGTAATTTTGCGCCGTTTTTAAGTTGTTTGATTGTAATCATTTTTAAGTTTCCTTTAAGTTTCCGTTTGTGTGTTGCCCAACCACAACTTCATATTACACACACTTTTATTTGATTGCAAGCATTATTTTAATTATTTTTAAATTATTTTGTAAAAAGTTTAAATAAATGTATAATGCAATTTTAGGGGGTAATTATGGAAACAAATTTAGAATATGTAAGACGCAAATTGCAAGACCCAATTTATAACATTGGGGCGATTGCCAATCAATTAGGTATTCAGCGTTATCGCTTGGATAAAATTATTAAAGGTGGCGATGCCAAATATAGTTTAATTGAAACATTGTCCGTTTATTTTAAAAATATAGCGGCATGACCGAACATCAAGAACAGGTTGCCGTTATTACTTGGTTTAGATTACAGCATCGCCAGTATGCCAATTATTTGTTTGCCATACCTAATGGGGGAGTTCGCAATATAGGAACAGCCGTTAAATTAAAAAAAGAAGGTGTGTTGGCTGGCGTTCCCGATTTGTTTTTAATGATGCCAATGAACGGTTATCATGGCTTATGGATTGAAATGAAAGCCATTAACGGCAAGGTGTCCAATAGTCAAAAACAATTTATGGGCGCGGCAACATTGATGGGTTATCCTGCTGTTGTATGTTATGGTTTTAATGATGCAAAAAACGCAATAAATAATTACTTGCAAAACAAGTTTAAATAAATTATGATTTACTTATCGCGTGGTGGCGATTATATCTAGTGGGGCTACACATACTAACTGGCGGTTACTAGACCGTTCCACCAACCACCCTAAAAAGGTGGAGTTAGTAGTTGTAGCCCTTTTTTATGGGGAAAACAAATGGCTGAACGCAGAATGTTTGCTAAGACAATTATTGATAGTGATGCTTTTTTAGATATGCCATGTTCAACACAATCGCTTTATTTTCATTTATCAATGCGTGCCGATGATGATGGATTTATAAATAACGCTAAAAAAATACAGCGAATGATTGGTTGCGCGGATGACGATTTAAAGATACTAATGGCAAAGAATTTTGTCATACCGTTTGAAAGTGGCGTATGCGTAATTAAGCATTGGAAAATTCACAACCTAATTCAAAAAGACCGATATAAGCCTAGCGTTTACATTGATGAAAAGGCTAAATTATCCTTAAAAGACAACAATGTTTACACAATGGATACAGAATGTTTCCAAGATGTTGCCAAAGTGGAAGCACAGGTTAGGTTAGGTAAGGCTAGTTTAGTTAAGGCAAGTAAACCTATTCGCGATAAATCGCTTGATGATGGCTTTGAACAATTTTGGTTGGCATACCCAAAAAAGGTTGGCAAAGATGCGGCGGCAAAGTCCTGGTCTAAAGTTAAAGCGCGGATTGATGATGTATTGCCTGCACTTACATGGCAAAAGGAATCAGACCAATGGCGCAGGAATGATGGGCAATTTATCCCAAACCCTGCGACATACTTAAATCAAGGGCGTTGGCATGATGAACAGCCTGTTGTTGATATGAACCCATTTTAGGAAACTATATGATTGAAACTGATAAAAGACCGTTTGCCGACATGATTAACGCGGTATTTTCTATTTATAACAAAAGCGCACCCGAAAAGGAAATGTTAAGAATATGGTGGCATAAGTTAGAACGCTTTGAATTTAGCGTTGTTGGCAAAGCCTTTGACACATGGACAGACACACCTAACAAATTGCCACAGCCTGCCGACATTATTGCCTTATGCAAGCCAAGGGAAGATGTTTACTTTGCATTGCCATCGCCAGTTAATTACGCAGAAAACAAAAAGCACATAGAAGAATTAAACACTTTTGTGGCTAAGAAACTAAAGCCAAAGACTGACCATAAGGCATGGGCAAAACGCATTATTGCTAATCCACAGAATTTCCCCGAAATTAGCCTAAAATATGCACAGGAAGCAATGCAACATGAAATGGCATAAGTTGGACAACTATTGCATTAAGTCCGATGAATGGTTTATTGCTAAGTATTACAAAGCCGATGGAACGATTAAATACGGTTTATCACAACGCAACACAAATCACGGTTATTTTGACAACTCAAAGGATGCCAAGGAATTGGCTAAAAGGTTAAACGATGACAAATAAAGATGAAGCATTAAGTTTGGCGATTGAAGCAATAGAAAATTTATGTGAAGCATTTATGCTAGGGGCTGATTGGCGAGGTGTTGCAGTTTATGACGACACAGTTGAAGCACTTAAAGCCTGTAAAAAAGCATTAAAAGAAAATGGCTAAATGTAAGTTATGCGGTCAAGAACCTAAAAGGTCATTGCCGCAAAACAACCGATTGCATTTGCTGTTTACTGAAATAGCCGCTAATGTGCCTGCCGCCGATGGGCTTTACCATAATCACCATTGGTGGAAAGTAATGTTCAAAGATAGGTGGCTTGGCTATAATGAATACCGCACATCAAGCGGCAAAGTAATTACCGAATTAAAATCAACGGCTGATTGCAATGTGGCTGAATTGAACGATTTTATGGCGCGTGTAGAAAGGTGGGCGGCAGAACATGATATATGGTTGCAGGATTAAATGAACACAGCAGAACGCAAGCATTACGATAAATTAAGTCAGATTGGATGTATTGTTTGCCACCGTAAGGGGTTAGGCTTTACAATGCCACACATACACCACATTAGACACGGCGTAGGCATGGCACAGCGCAGTCATTACTTGCTGGCAATACCTTTATGCCCCTTGCATCATACAAACGGCGGACACGGCGTTGCATTGCACGCAGGACAAAAGACATTTGAAGCCAAATATGGCACGGAATCAGAATTGCTGGAACACACCACAAAGATTTTAAGGGGCGAAATATGAATCTAATCAACAGCACTATTTATAAACTAACTTTTTTAAAGTAAGGGGAACACCATGAAAGCAGTTGAAGCCGCAGTTAAGCAACTTGTTAGCACATACCGTAGCGTTGTTGAAGATGCACAGCGTTATACACTTGAACCAGCCGATGTAGCAAAAGCA